GCCTGCGGGGGTAGCGTTTTCCCAGCTCGATCCATTCCAAATCTTGACGCCTACAGGAGTCAGGCTGGTGTCAAGCCAAACTTCGCCAGTGCTATTGCCGCTGCTGCCGCCAGTCGCAGGAGTTGCGTTGGGTGCGGTCGTTCCAACGTGAACAGGACCGACTTTGATGATGTCAGTGCCAGCCGAATCCTTGAAAAACAGACCTGGCGATGCAGCATTCGTATTCAGCGCAATCTGACCGTCAGCAATACTGGTCGTGGGGCGCTTGTCTGCAGTGCTGCTACGCAGGGACTTATGAGTCGAAGCCATTCCCTTAACTCCAGGGCGGACGGGATTACTTCAACACTGTACCGTCGTTAATACTCTCCGTCGTCCAGCACCACGTCGTATGTCTCGAAGACATAGGTGAAGTCGCGCCAAGCCGTGTAGTAGTTGGCGCCCTGAATTTTCAGCAGGACATCACCAGGCGTTCCGCCGATGGGAACGTTTTCGGCGCTATAGACAAAATGTCCTTGTCTGTGTGTCATCAGTAGGTGCCGTCATCGACAACCCCAACTGTCATTTCACCCGTGCTGTTATCAACTAGCACCTCGGTGGATTCCTTCACCACGCCTAAGGTCACGGTGCTTGCAATCTGCACACGACCCCAGAGCAATTCCAGTGCATCGCGGACATCTGCCACACCCGGCATGTTCGGGGTGAAGTAGGTGCCGTCGGACAGGATGTCGTAGTCGTTGAACGTGCCGCTGGCGCCGGAAACAACTGCAACTTTGGTCCAGTTCGAGCCGGTACCTTCGCTAAGTACCCAGTCACCAACCGCCAGTGAAACTGCGGGTGCGGGAGTCGTACCAGTGCCAGCGGTCGTGACTGCCAGGTACACACCGTTGTTAAGGCTGCTGGGTGCGCCTAACGCTTGACCGATAGTCAGACCAGCTTCGGTGCCGTACTGGTTGAGGGTCGAAACTGTATTGGTTGAGGCGTTGTAAGTACCGCCAAAACGCAGGTTCAGCTGCGTCGGGCTGCCATAACCGACAAGCAACCAATACCCGTTTTCGGGTGAGACCGTACCAATCCAGATATAAGCGGAACGGTCAGATGGGTTAATCCACCACTGACCAGCAAACTCAGGAGTTGGCGCCGTCTCACTGACCTGTGCAATGCCGTAGTCAGCAAGTTGCTCCGCAGTGACGCTGTTTGGCGCAAGGAATGCAGAGCCAAAGGTGCCAGTGGTGATCTTGCTGGCATCCAGGCTTGGCACCATCGACGCCGTTAAAGATCCGCCAGAAGTGACGTGACCCCGCGCATCAACACTGACGGACTGGTACGTCCCAGGTGCTACGCCACTGGAGGCGTGGCTCAGAACACCGCTACCGTCAACTGTCAGAGAAGGACCGGGAACAGATACCGCGCCTTTATCGGCAGCCGTAGCGGTTGGCAGATCGCTGGCTAATAGAGCACGGGTGCTGGTGATGTGACCTGTGCTGTTGTAAGTAATCCCGCTGACAGAATCAGCTGTAACCGTGTCCTGGTGGCTTACTTCTCCAACGTTGCTTACGGACAAGCCGCTTGCAGCGGGAACGCTAATGCCGCCAACCTGAGTCGTATTTGCAATCGGCAGGTCAGCAGAAGCAAGAGCTGACGTACCAGTGACATGACCTTGGGCGTCAAAGCTGATGCCGTTATGCGTTCCAGCCGTGATGCTGTTGGTGTGCCCGATGGAACCGCTAGTTTTATCAATGCCGCGATCTAGGCTTGCTGCTGGAATCTTGGCTGCAGTGACCGTATCGGCTGTCAGCTTGGCGCCGTCGATACCGCTAGCCAGCTTGGCGTCGGTGACTGCGCTGTCGATAATCGAAGCGGTATCAACGCTCGAATCAGCCAGCTCAGACGCAGTAACGGCATTAGCAGCAATTTGCGTAGCCGTGATCGTGTCAGAGAGAATGGCTGAGCCATCCACGCTGGTGATTTTGTCGCTAGTAATGCCACCAGCCAACTTGGCGTTGGTGACCGCCGCATCCTGAATAGACCCGGTGTCTACGGCAAGGTCTGCCAACTGGCTTGCGCCAATCGCATCGGCAACGATCTTGTCACCTGTAATGCCGCCCGCCAGCTTGGCGTTGGTGACTGCCAGATCTTGAATAGCTGCGGTGTCAACCGCGTCGTCGGCTAGCTGACTTGCACCAACCGCGTTGGCATCAATCTTGTCACTCGTGATGCCGCCAGCCAGTTTGGCGTTGGTAATCGCACCATCGACAACGGCTGCCGTGTCAACAGAGTTATCTGCCAATTCGCTGGCAGTGATCGCATCAGCCGCGATTTGCGTTGCGGTGATGGTGTCGTCGGCGATCTTCGCCCCAGTGACCGCCAGATTTTGAATTGCGGCGGTATCGACAGAATCGTCGGCTAACTCGCTGGCAGTGATCGCGTCAGCGGCAATCTGCGTAGTGGTGATCGTGTCATCAGCGATCTTTGCCGCAGTAACGGCTTGGTTCTGAATCGCTGCCGTGTCCACGGCGTCATCAGCCAGCTGGGCTGCACCAATCGCATCAGTAGCGATTTGGGTGGCGGTCAGCGAACTGGCGACAATCCGATCAGCAGGCAGCGTGTTAGCCGTGATCGCCGTGCCAGCAATCGCCTCCGCGTTAATGCCGGACAGATCCAGCTTGTCCGGGTCAAGCGTTCCGTCTGCCTGCAGCGCATAGCCAGCAGAAACAAGATCAGACGAGGTGATCTTTTTGGTCTCGGATGCCGACAGGTCAGCAACAGCGAGAACATCAGTCCCCTGCAGGCTGGCGCCAGGCAACGCGGGAAGATTGGAAATCTCTAGATCAGGAATCTCGTCCTCCCGCCAAACGCGGCAGCTCTGCTATGCCTAGTCTAGAGCGGGCTTTGGTAAAGGCGATTTGCGTGGCTGTTTTACACGCAACCCTAACCGCCGTACTCCAAGGCAATGGACGAGCCGTCTTCTTGTAGCAGCAGTGCGCCGTCTTCCTGCAGCAGATAGCTAGGCGGTTTGCCCTGTTTCAACGCAAACGGTCCGTTGGTCACAAATTGAATGTTGGTCTCAATCAAGTCGGTTGCTGGTACGGTCACCGCAACGTTGGTCACAACGCAATCGGCTTCGTACCAAACGCTGTCCTCTTGAGCAGAACCTTCGTAGATAAAAAAGCGCCCAATAAAATCGGCACCCTGTTGGATGCGAATCACCAAACGCGCCAGGTAAGCCGGAAATTCAAGGTTGGTTGTGGCGCTTCCGGTTCTACCGCCTCCCGCAGAGTGCTCCCAAATGCACTCCAGGCTGCCCTGTCCACTGATGAGACCAGCTTCGTATTGACGGCGGAACTCGTCACCGCACTGTGTCAGGTCAACTGTTTCTCGCTCGGTTGTTATCTCGTAGCTTCTAACTCGCGCCACAGAACGAAACTGCGAGTTGCGAGTACGGATCTGGATGTTTTTCGATGTCGATGGCTCAACCAGAGTCAGCGCATTGGTGATGCCGCCCGTTACCGCAGTATCAAAAGTTGAGTAAAGACGGATGCCGCCTGCCTCATCAATGTGCGCGTACCAGCGACCGTCGGGATAGTTGTGCCCGGAAACCAACTCTAAATTTGTGCCGTCAACTGTTGCAATTTCAATCTGGTCGCCAGTAATCAGCGACCCGGAACTGAAGTCAACAGAAAACCGCTTCCGCGACACATTGACATCGGCGGGATCCAGCTGGGTTTCCAGCCAGTTGGTGATGCTGTCGCGCTTTAGCTCGACCCCACCTGAGTTGCCGAGATAAATCGCCATTAGATCGCCAGACCAGTGGGTGCCCCGTTCGCCTCAAAATTCACATCAGCGGAGAAGACTTCGCCAATCGCCATGCTCATCGAAATGCTGGTCAGCCAGCAATAAAACTCGATGTAACGACCAGCAGAAGTACCATCCACAACCCGAAGCTTCAGCCTGGCAGTGCTACTAGAGGAAGCTGTTCCATCGCCTTGACCACTGCCGGTCTTGATGCACTTTCTGATCAGCTTGGTCACGTCACCGCCGCTGCCAGCCGAGCTCTGGTAGTAGAACAGCCTGCACTGACCAGTCAGGGTTCGCATCCCGGCGATGCTCGTTTTATCGGTGTCACCCAAAGCCACCGTTTCCAGTACTTCCTGGCTGCTGGTGAAAGACCAGTTCTGCACCTTGGCGGCTTTCGCGCCGTCGATGTAAAGCTCGCCTTGTTGGCCGCTGTAGTAAGCCATCGACGCCTAAAAATCCAATGAACTCATTCTATGCACCGTCTAACTGACCGACGAAACGGCAGCTAACTGAACTGGCGTTCAAAAAAGTGCTGGTCACGCTTGGTGGTTCGGCATAGCGCCAGCGCAAGCCACTCCCGCCAACCTCGCGGAAGTAGTTGGCCAAACTTGACTGAGCACCGGACGCTCCACTGCTTGTCGTGAAACTGACCCAGTTGTCGGTGGGACCGACGCTTTCGTAGTGCTGCAGGATTTGTGCCGTCTGGGCGTCTGAGATGTTGTCGAATTGCAGTTGGAGTTCGGCATTGAAACGACGGTTGCCGTACTGCAGCGTCGTGACTGCGCCGTTTAGCGACTGAAACTCAGCGCGGGGATAACCGCCGGGGTTATAACTCCTGCCACTGGGGCGGATGTTTGGGAACGCAACAGCAGCCATCAGCCCTCCTCAATCACAAAATCGCTGTCGTTCCAGTCCAGCGTCTTCATCGTAAGTCGGTCAGTCACGGGCTCATGGCTAGCTGTGATCTCGACAAAACCTTCTTCGCCCATTGCCAAGGTCTCGACTTTGTAGACGCGGCTGGTGGTAGTGCTGTTCGCCAAGGTGTAGACCGTGCCGCGTAGGTCTACGTTCTCGCAATAACCGTTCTTTACTGTTATCCGCGTCTGCTTGACCTCAGTCGTTCCGGGCTTCCAGTAGATGATGTTGTAAGCGCCGTTGGCTAAACCGTCGGCACTGACAATCACTCCTTCTGGGTTGATCACACCGTTGGCAAAACGGCTGGTGTGGGTGCATTCCGAAACCAGGCGGAAGTGTTGACCGGGCGCCAGGTTCAGTGCTGCGGCAGGTGTGGTCTGGAACGTGACGCTGTGGTCCACCAGTTGCCGCAAACGAAGCGCCATCTTGGCGAACTTCAGCGCTTGATCTCGCTGCGTGCAGAACGAGGACAGGTCAAACTCTTCTTCGGGATCGCTATCAGAGCCGCCTTCGGCATCGCTTAAGCGAAGGCTCAGCATCCGCTCTTCGGGGAAGCCGTTCAGTTTTTCGTGCCTGTACTTAACGACAGCCTTGAACAGACGCCGCTCCTCTGGACCAAGCCAAGTCACACTCAGGTCTTTGATGTTTCCATCGGTGAACAGCGCTTTGATCTGGACTGGAACGCTGTCGTTGATCTTGTAGCTGCTGTCGTAAGTGGCAGTTGGGTAAAGGCTGAACTTGCCGCCAAGGATCGTGAAGTCCAGCAGGCAGAAGCCCGCGTTTTCAAAAATAAAGTTGCGCAGGTTTACAGCAGAGCCCAACACCCCGTCCCAGGTAAACCCGTTGGCGCGGCAATACCGAGCCGCAAGCGTCATCCGGTCACGGTCCACTGCGTCTTTGCCTATGAACTTGCCAGCACCCCAGTCGGTGTTGGTCAGAACGGCGTAGGCGATTTCCGCAAAATTGTTGGTTGGAGCAACCAACCTGGTGGTGGGGTTGCCGTTGTCATCAATCAGGCGCTGCACCTCAACGCCCTTCTGCACATAGGCAGAAAGTTGAGCGAAGGTGCTCCACTCGGTTGAGCTGGCTAGCCGCAGACCGATTAGTGCCAGATCTGCGTACTGCGGACCAGGAGCGTCCTGCTTAATGATCTCGTTGACGTAAACGACAGCGTGCTCAGGACCGCTTGTATGGCTGCTGTTTTCTGCGTCGTATTTGTAGATGTCAGCAACAGCGTCGTGCAAGTTTAACGTCAAACTAGTATCAATTAAGGCGTCAGTTGTAACGGTAAACGGATAGGTCTTGCGGAGGATTTGAAGGGTTACTGTCTCACCGTTTTTGTAGCCGCTACCGCCCTCGTGGATAGAGAACTCTGCATAACCATTTGAGTACACAATGACCTGAATTTCGCATCCAGTTCCGCTGCCGCCAGAGGCGAGGATATTTTCGTTAAATAGCACATCATCGCCACCGTCCGGGGGCCTCCCGACTGACAGCGGGCTAATTTCTTGAATGGCTCCCACGGAATCTGGTGGTGATTGCCCCACCGTCCAATCCGGGTTGGTAGTAACGGCTGTAGTTATTTCCTTCAAATAACCATTAAAACTGACGTAATAGTCGTCTTTAGGGAATCCCCTTAAAATTTCGCCGCCCAAGAAATACACCTCTTCATCTATCCATTCGCGTACTACCTCACTACCGGGAACCGGCACAAATCGAAACTCGTACTGATTTTTGGGGTGGTTAATCCGTATAAAGTTGTATTTAGGGCTAGGGGTGTTGCCTTCGACAGCAAACAATCGGTCGTGGTCTAGCGTCGTCCAGGAATTGTCATCCGTGCCAAGCAGGCGAATTTGTAAACGGAAAAAGCTAATCCGCCTCACATAGCGGTTGATTGAACCGAGGCTGATCGAGCCGTTGTTCCTTTCATATAGATTAATCGTTCCAGGGTCGGGAACACTATTGACGTTGGGGAAGCCGCTGATTTGCTTCCATACTGTCGATTTCAGTCCGATCTCGGTTACATCGCAAGCTCGGTTGTTAGCAATAGTTGCGATTGACAGCCGCTGCAGTACGGGTCCATAGGTAGGGTTTGGTGCCTTTATCTCACCGCCGTCTTCACTTTCCAGTAAATCTCCTAACAGATTTACGTTAAAAGTTTCTACATATCCGTTCTCTTCAACTTTGAAAGTGTAAGATTTTTCGGTGTTAAGTTTCCAAATTTCGGTTGTGCTGGCTGCCGTGCAAACCACTTGAGCTGAACCAGCCATATAAAGACCGCTTAGCTGGATTTGGTCATCAGCAATGATCCGCCGATCTTCGACAGCGGCGTGAATATCATCAACACCCCAGGGATCGTATTCATCCTCGTCATTTTCGCCACCAGTAATTGTGTAAGTTAAAAACGTTCCGGAAGCGCTTTCACTTTTGCTCGTAAGTCCAGCGCGAGTTGAGTAATCGCGGTCAAGTTTGTTCTTTTTCAGTTCTGATTGAGCAACAATGGATGGGTTAGTTCCTGCTGCCCGAGGGATCATCACCAGCTCGTAGGGCAGCCTGAAAGGCGTGGCATTCACCATCGGGCTGTAGCAGCCAAACTGGGTCTGGGTGCTAGGTGAACGGGTGCCGCAGAACCACGGCTTGAATACTTCGTACTCGTCGCTATAAACAGTAAAAACGTCGCCCCGATTGCCGTGTTCAGGCAGCGAACCTTCTGTGTATTTGTTTGTGCTCGCCATACGCCCGCCATCTGGCAGGTAGTACAAAGCCAATCTGGCGTTAGTGTAATTTTTTAGCGTTTGATCGCCAATAGCGAACCCTTGGAAGTCAGGCTTGGCTGCCAACTTGCCAGCTGAAAGAAGCAACACCGCTGCCAGTTCTTGCCCGATGGATTGGCTTAAAAGCTGCGACCACAGCAGCAGCGTTTTGACGCGAACGCCGCCAACATTTCCTATGCGGTTGGCAAACACCAAGGGGATGGTCTCGCCTAGTGACGCCAGCTGCTGAATGCTGTCAAAACCGATATTCGACGTGAACCGCGTCGCGCCCGTAATGTTCTCGGTTTGAATTGGGGCTAGCTGCTCCTGTTGTTGCTGTGGAGCTAGCGGGGTTTGCTGTTGAAGCTGCGGCGCCTTTGGCTTTGGTGCCAGCAGAAGGCTTGCAGCCGTTCCGGCAATACCAACGACAAGCGAGATGATTGCAATAGCCGTAGCGTCGTTGTCTACAGCAGGAACTAACTCGTAGCCTTCGGGGCGTTTCCCGTCATACGCCTGAGAGAGTTGCTCGAAATAAAAATATTCTTCCTTGCTAAGTCCGAGCGTCTCGCACAGCTCTACTTCGAACGGCAGTAAATGCCGCATACCTCCAGAACGCCGGGAGGACTCCATGCCACCTGATCCAGCCTGAAGCTCAGCCAACCTTCACTCCACCACACTGCCAAGCCGTAGCCAGAATCACTGCGGCAAAGCCCAACTGCGCCAAGTCTAGGCGACTCAATTTGAATCCCCCAGCGTTCCAATTCATCTCGAAAAACTTCGGTGTCACCTCGCTTTAAACGTCGATACCAGCTGCGTTCTGGTTGTGGCGTGGCTACACCGTAAAACCGGAGTACAGCAATAGCCAGACCCAGGCAGTCAGTAGCCCCATGAGTCCTAGCGTCAGCCCCCAGGCGGTAAGGAAGGCCAATAAGCTGCTCCGGTCTCAGCGGTTTTGGATCTGAGCAGTCGATGGCAACGCTCCAACCAAATCAAGGGTTAGTTTGCGGGTTGGGGCAGATGCGCCCACTGCGTCAATGCCGCTGCTGAGTAGGACCACCAACTTTTCGGGGTCGTAGTTCATGCTTGCCGCTAGCCAGGTTTCGCTGGTCAGCTTTTTGCCCACAGCGAAGGTCTGAGGGTTCATGCTGCAGGTGTCAACCTGCACGGTCCAGTTGTTGACCACCGCTTCGCGGGCAATGTTCATTGCTACGGCATTGGGCGCCAAGTAGATCTCGGACTCAAGGTTGTCACCGGTGCGGTTCTTGGTTGCTCCCTGGTACAAGAAGGACAGGAACGAAAAGTTAAAGCCATCCAACTGCACCGTTGCCCCGACTTTTGCGTTCTGGTAGCGGTGCTGGACGGCGCCAGCTTGGTTCTTGACCGTGATGAAGTTTGAGATTGCTTGGAGTGTCATCAACCCATCCCCACTCGTGCTCGGGTAGCGCGTGAGTTACGCAGTCCACCCATTGTCTTCGCATAACCGCCAGCTGCACCCTGTTTTGCGGCTTGACGGCTCATTGCCTCAGCTTGGCTTCGGGTGACGTACTCCACGTTGTTGATGACAGTGCTTTCGAAGCGGATGACTTGGCCGCCGCCTCCGCCGGTTGTAGCTGCTCCGGCAATAACGGAACTGCCGCGCTGACCGGAGCTGTAACGCGCCATCGCGCCACGCATCTTGCTAGCGGGGATGACGTATTCCGGTTCGCCGCCTTCGCCAATTAAGGCGTTAGTCGGACCAGTGACGTAGCCACCTTTGGCAAACTGCACGCCCGCGTAGCTCAAGGGGTTGCTAAGGGGTGAAGAAGGACCCGCCAAACCAGTTGTATCAACCCCAAAACCGCCACTGAACTGGCTGATATCCATAGAACCAAAGTCTGTACCGGATACGCTTGCCGTCCCTACACCCGCAAACAGGCGTGCAATGCCGATTGCGATGTATTGAGCGATAGCCGTAGTGGCGTACTGAATAAGTGCATTACCGATTTCTTTAAAGAAGTTTGCTATTGCTTCTTGCGCTGTTTGGGTGCCGGTGAGTATGGCGTCAAAACTATTTTTAAACGCGCTTCCTATGCCTTCGGCTACTTGTACGACGGCCTGTCCAACCGTCGTAAGCTCTTGAAGTTTGGCTGTATTACCACTGCTGTAGAACTGCTCGTTGAGTTTAAATATGCGTTCGGCTCCCTTTGCGTAGGCATCTTGTATTGCAAGCCGCTCACGCTCTAGGTTTAAAGTGGTTGCTACGCGGCGTTGCTCCTCATCAACAAGTTGGTTAATACTTTCCTGCGTTTGTGCACGCCGGAACTCGGCCTCTCTGATAGCAAGGGTTGTCTTGTCTACGTCGTCGAGTTTTAAAACTTGAAGCTCCAGCTGGTCAATAAGTCTTTGCCCTGTTTTTAAAGATTGCTCGCGTTCGCGGGTAGTGCGTGCAGCTTCCGTTTCAGCGCGTTTGGCTGCGCTTTCACTTGCTTTATCAATAGCCTGCTGGCGCTTTAGACGCAGTTCTTGTTCTCTATTTGTTTGCTGAGCCCAGAGAAGTTCCGCCTCTTGGTTGCGGGCGGCGTCTGTCATCTTTCTGTTGTACAGCTCCGTAATTTCCAGCGCATCTCTACGCTTAAGTAGCTCCAGCTCAGCTGCAAACACAGCGTCGTTTGTTAAATCTGAGCCAGCTCTTGTTACAGCGAGCTCTTGTTGCGCTACGGCTAACTTCCGGTTGTTTATTTCCAGAGCTTGTTGATCTGTTTGGCCTAACAGCCCTTGTCTTTCTTTTTGTAGCTGTTGAACCCGATTAAGTATTTTTTCGACTAGATCTGCTTGTTCTTTTACGCCCCCAAACCCTGCCCCAAAGATGCCGGGAAGGCCCGCTTGCTGACGCTGCTGGAAAAGACTGCGAAGTTCAGGGTCTGAAGATGTCTCAGCAGCTCGCAGTGCGTTAGCGCGTTCCAGGCCGGAAATAAGTGCAGCTAGAGGCCCGCTTAGGAGGTTGCTTAGTGCTACTCCCATTTGGGTCATAGCCACTTCCCACTGATTGGCAAACGTTTGGGTCTGATCACCAAATCGTTGCAGCGCGTACACGCCATCAAAACCAACAACTGCTTCAAGTTCGCGTGTTGCTGCGGCTAAAGCCTCAACCCCGGCTCCGGCTGCCTCAAGCTCGGTTATGTACTCTCCTGTTGCTGTACCGACGTTTCCTGTCGCTCTTACAACAGTATCCAAGTCAGCCGTAAGCGGGTTAAGAGCGCGGCCAAGCTCTCCGATGCTTGCAGCAAACTCATCAAATATTTGACCGATTGCGCCGCCAAAGATTTGACCCCCGAAACCTTTGCCGGCAAATGAACCTGCAAGACTTCCGAGAACGCTGCCAGGGCCCGCACCAAATAACAAAGGGAAACCAACACCAAGAGCAAGACTCTCTAGGCGTTTGGCATTTGCTTCGGCAAGTTTATTTTGTTGTTTTTGAGCCTCTGCGCGTCGCTTATCCAGCTCAACAAGTTGCTTTTGTGCCTCTATTTGCGCGTTGTAAACACTGAGCGTTGCTTTATTTGACTTTAAGAACTTGTCAGATTCAGCTGCGCTGAGTTCCTGCCAACGGTAGCCTTTTTGCAGAGCTGCTTGCCAAGAGTTAGCAACTTTTGCACTAACAGACATCGCTTGGCTGGTGCCTTGCGACGTAGTAAGAATTTTGCCGTTGTAGTCGCGTAGTCGTTTGGCGGCTTCAGCGGTTTTTTCTGCGTATCGGGTACCTCTGGTTAGTTCACTTGCAAGTGCTTCTTCAACGTTTAAAGCTGTCCGCGTTGCTGCAGCACGTTCTTGGGTAAGCCGGAGGGCTTCGGCATAACCGGTGTTTAGTTGCTGAAGACCTCGCTCCTCAAATGCAGGTAAGAGCTTTTGCTTAGGTTCAAATATGTCGCCAAGCCCGGCTTCTTTAAACGCGCTCCCAGTGCGCAAAAGATTAAGTTCTTTTAATACCTGAGCTTGCTGCTTGAGTTCTGTAGTTAACAGCTCCTCAGCGTTTAATATCTCAACAGTTTTGTTTCTATACTCGGAGCTATCTGCGTACAACCTCTGTTGTTCTTTCGTAAGCTCAGATATAGTTTTGCGCAGGCCGCTTGCGCTTGTATCTAAAGTTTGAACAGCTTGTTTTGTTAGTCTAAACTCTTCATCTATGCTTCCAAGGATTTTTCCTTCGGCTGTTTTGCGTAAGTTATTTAGTTTTTTAGTTGTTTCGCCTGTGAATGCAGCTACATCTTGGAGCTGCGGTGCAAACGCCATTAAAGCGGTCGCTGTTATTCCAATGCCGGCAGCGGCGGCTTGCGCACTGGGACTTAAACCGCTTAACGCTGCATTCAGGGGATCTAGGAAACCCGTAACGTTATGTACGGCTGCGCCCGCAGCGTTCCAGGCGTTAATAAAAGGATTTAATGATGCGGTCGCGCCAGCTGCAGCTCGTGCAACCTCATTGATTGCTACAGCTACGCCGCCTACGCCTGCGGCGGCACCTAAAGACCCAAACTTTTCAACACTTTGAGCTAATTTATTTATACTCTGCCGGGCTTTTGACGCGGATGTACTTATTTTGCCAAATGCTTGGTCGTACTCTACCCCTTTGACTGTATCGTTTAAACGATCTACCTGTTGCGTTAAACGCTTTACAGCCTCTTCAGCCTTGGTCGAAATGACCTTAAGTATAATGTCGGCGGTGTACTGGGCCAAGACTGCTACCGATCCCCTCTGACCAGTCTACGCCTGAAAAAGCCGCCGGGTTAGCGGCGGCGTTTGGCCTTGTCGAGCTCCTTTTGTTGTTCCTCGTTCAGGATTTGAAAGTAGGCGCTCCAGCCGAGGAGTTCTTCGGCGGTCATGCGGTTGCGTACTTCGCTGAGAGTTAGGCCCAGCTCCTTGGCGACGCCAAACTGGAGCATCATCCAGTTGTCTTTGCGAAGTTCCGCACTCAGGCTTTTGGGTCTACAGGTTCGGCATCGTCAGTGATGACGGCAACCATCAAGGCTTGAAGATCCTTGTCCTTGACCTCGTTCTTGAGAACGTCGATTTCGCCAGCAGAAAACAGCTTGTTGCTGTTCTCATCCAGTGCTTTTGCGAGCAGAAGTTGCAGGGCAAAGGCGTTGGCGTCGTCAGATTTGGCTTGCTTTTGAGCGCGTTCACGCTCAGCTGCAGTCAAAGGAGTGACCCACATCTCAAATTCACTGCCGTCAGACAGAGTGACGACTTTCTTAGTGGGCTCTAGATTTGCCGCCTTTTTCAGGCGATCAATAGCTCGAAGTGAGGCAGGCATAAACCGATTTAGGTTTGGGTCTACTGTAGCGGACTAGAAAGCAATAAAAAACCCCGGCGGTGAAGCCGGGGTATCCCCCTCGCCTACAAAGCTTAGGCAGAAGTGCTGAAGTCGAAAGTAGGAGTAGCAGCAGGGCGGAAGTTGACGGTCACGGATTGTGCGTCATCCGGGTTGACGTTCATGCTGGCCGAAGTCAGCGTGGCATCAAACTCAATCGAGCGGCTGAGGCTGTCGCTCACGTTGCCGCCGCTGTACACGCGGTCGATGTACAGCTTGAAGGCTGCACCGGTCTGCTGACGCTGCAGCACGTCTTCAATCATCCGGTTGGACATCGAAGCGTTCTCGTTGGTCATGTAAACCGTGGCAGTGCCGGTGCCGTCGCCAAAACCAGCGATGTAGGTGCGGAAGGGCACGTACTGACCTTGGGTTTGACCGATGGTGGTCACATCGATTTCGGCACGCGAAATCTCAAAGCTCCAGTCGCGGACTTGGCCGACAGATGCAAACTCGGCGTATGCAACTTGGAACTCGTTAGGAGCAACTGCAGTGCCGTCGTCAGTAATGGTGATGGTGGAACCACCTGCGGAAGCAGACACTTGCAGTGCGCCAGTGCTGGCCGTGTAGCCAATCACGTAGTAGGTGGTGGCGGGAGAAATGCCGGCAGGCAGCGTGCCGGTGCCGGAGCCGCCGGTCTGGCTGTTAATCACGCTGAACTGGACGGGATCGCCGACTTTCAGGTTGAGATAGGTCTCAACCGTGATGGTGTCGGTACCGGTATCCACGCCGGACTCACCGAAAGTACCGGTAGTTCCAGCGGGTTTGTAGTAAAGAGCGCCGGACGTGCCGGACAGAACGGTGGTGGCCATTGGCTTACCAAAGACGACGTTGGGCGGGCACTGCCCGGCTTAATACAGGTTAGCGTCTACAGAAAGCATTACCTACGAAAGCACAGTAGCCACATAGGAGGTATCAATTCGCCCAACAAAATGCGGTGAAGCGTCTGTCGCGGAGAATGTTGGACCGTTAATTTCGCCGACTTTGAAGTACACGCCCGTGGTGCCCTTGGTGGAATCGTTGAGTGTCTCCAGCACACTGACGGCAGTGGTCAAAAGCGTTTGGTTGCGAGCAGGACCACGGCCTTTTTCTGTGAAGATGCGGATGACAATCGCGCCACGAGCGTTGTCAACGCTGCTGGTAAGCGTGGGCTCGTTGGTAATGCCGAAAGTAACATTGACGC